CATAGAGCCTAAGAGACCGCAGCCCGCAATTGTCACACCCCAGACGGCCCTCGCACCGGGCGTTATTGGTTGGTCATGGGATGCGGCGCTGCCGCACACCAGTGCGAAGCCTACCTGAAATCATGAAGATGCTTAAACGCTGGTTCGATGCACACACGCCGTTTGACCTCCCTTACGCCGCGGCTGCGGGTCCCGCCATCCAGACTGGGTGGCGCTCCCAGGTCCGAAGCCGAGCGGTCCCGTTATCGTGACCGGACCCGGAGCTGGCGGCGCTGGTACAAGACGGCGCGCTGGCAGAAACTGCGGCTGAAGATACTGGCGCGCGACGGCTATGTCTGCCAGGCCACGGGCACAGCACTGATCGGCGCCTATCCGGCCGCCAACAGTCCGGTGGTCGATCACATCCGTCCCCATCGCGGCGACCCGGACCTGTTCTGGGATGAAGACAACCTGCAGGCGGTGTCGAAGGACTATCACGACCGGGTCAAGCAGAGCATCGAGAGACAGGGTGCCGCTGACGGCCTCTAGGAGGCCCGCAGAGCGCGTTCGGCCTTCTCGGGTGGTCACACACCAAAAAGCATCCAAACGCGCTGTGCGGCGTTCCGAGGGCGAAATGGCGCTCTTCCCGAGAGGAGGGGGCGGTCAAAAAAAATGGAGGTTTGCGCCGCCTGGACCGGCGGCTTCCTCACGCGGAGATTTTTTTGTGCGTTTGAATTAGGAAAATCAAAGATCAACATCTTCACCCACCCAAAGGAGGGGAATTTTTGAGCAGTAACAAGGAATTACCGACATCGCGGGGGTTTTTCGGCGCGTTTGAATTCGTGCGTTTGAATTAGGGAAATCAAAGAATGGCACGTGGAGGCGCACGCCCCGGGGCTGGACGTCCCCGGAAACCGGTGGCGAAATCAGCGGCGAAATCGACGGAAAAGGCACCGGCAACCCGAAGCAAAGAGGGCGCTGATGAGGCACGCTCGTCGCCTGGCGGAAAAAGCCCGCTGGACTACATGCTGGACGTGATGAACGACAGCGCGGCAGACGATGCCCGCCGCGACAGGATAGCGATGGCGGCAGCACCTTATGTGCATGCGAAGGCGTCCGATACGGCACCAGGCAAGAAGGAACAGAAGCAGGCGCGGGCTCAGGAAGCGGCAAGCGGGCGTTTTGCCCCGCGCCCGCGTCCCCGGCTTGTGAGCAGCAATTGAAGACGTGGACAACGGCCTGCCCCGACTGGGAACAGCGGATCATCGACAGGCAGGGGTTGATCGCCTTCACGCCGCTGTTTCCGTCCGAGGCGGAACATGCGCTGGGTGTGTTCAAGTCGCTGAAGGTGGCCGACATGCCGGGACGGCCGACATTCGGCGAGGTCTGTGACGCATGGGTCTTTGAATTCGTCAGCGCGATCTTCGGCGCGAATGATCCGGCAACGGGCGATCAGCTGATCAGCGAGTTCTTCTTGTGCATCAGCAAGAAGAACGCGAAATCGACCCTGGCGGCGGGGATCATGCTGACGGCGTTGATCACGGGCTGGCGTGAGGAAGAGGAGCTTCTGATTCTGGCCCCGACGATCGAGGTCGCGGGCAACAGCTTCAAGCCGGCTGCCGCAATGGTTCGCGCGGACCCGGAGCTTGATGATCTTCTGCACGTGCAGGATCATCTGCGAACGATCACGCACAGGACGTCCCGGTCTTCGCTGAAGGTGGTGGCCGCCGATACCGACACGGTATCCGGCAAGAAGTCCGGGCGTATATTGATTGATGAGCTTTGGGTGTTCGGGAAGCGGCAGAACGCGGACGCGATGTTGCGCGAGGCCACCGGCGGGCTTGTGTCGAGGCCGGAAGGTTTCGTGATTTATTTGACCACGCAGTCGGACACGCCGCCTGCCGGGGTGTTCAGGGAAAAGCTCGACTATGCCCGCAGCGTGCGGGACGGCTTGATCAAGGACAAGCGGTTCCTGCCGGTGATCTACGAGTTCCCGCAAGGGATGCTGGACCGCGAAGGATATCTTGCGCCGGAGAATTTCTATGTGACGAACCCGAATATGGGGCGGTCTGTTTCGCAAGCGTGGCTGGAGCGCGAATTGGGCAAGGAGATGGCCAGGGACGCGGGCACGCGTGCGACCTTCCTGGCCAAGCATCTGAACGTCGAGATCGGCATGAACCTGCGGGCGAACCGCTGGCCGGGGGCTGATTTCTGGGCCGCGCGGGCCGATCGTTCCCTGACCTATGACGCGGTGCTGGCCCGCAGTGAGGTCTGCGTGCTCGGGGTGGATGGTGGCGGTCTCGATGATCTTTTCGGCCTGACGCTTTTAGGGCGCGATAAGGCAAGCAAGGACTGGCTGGCCTGGTCGCATGCCTGGGCGCATCGCAGTGTTCTGGATCGCCGCAAGGGGATCGTGTCGCGGTTGCGGGACTTTGAGCGGGAGGGATCGTTGACGATCCTGGAGGACGACCTTGGCGACGTCTCGGCGATTGTGGAGATTGCGACAGACGTCAAGGCCCGCGGGCTTCTTGCATCGGTGGCGGCGGACCCTGCCGGGATCGGTGAATTGATCGACGCCCTGGCCGAGGCGGATATCACGCCGGAAAACGGGCAGGTGATCGGCGCTCCGCAAGGCTACGCGATGATGAACGCCATCAAGACGGCGGAGCGAAAACTGGTGAACGGCACCCTGTGGCACGATGGATCGGCGTTGATGGCCTGGTGCGTCGCCAATATCAAGATCGAGCCGACGGCAACGGCGATACGGGCAACGAAGGCCAGTGCGGGCGATGCGAAGATCGACCCGGCCATGGCGTTGTTTGACGCGGTGACGGTGATGAGTCGCAACCCCGAGGCTGCCGGGTGTGGGTCGATGCTGCTGGAGCAGGAAGCGGTGCTTGTGTGATGTTTCGGTTTCTTCAGCGAAAATCAGCCGTGGACGCGCGCATTCTCGATGCCATTGACAGCGGCGTGCCCGGCGGGGCGTCTGCGATCAAGATATCGGCGGAGCAGGCCCTGGGCGTCATGGCGGTCTTCGCCGCGGTCCGGGTGATCTCGGAAGACGTGGCCAAACTGCCCGCCAAGCTGAAGCGCGCCACGGAAGACGGCGGCGAGACGGCCACCACTGAGCCGGAACACATCGTTCTGAGCCGCATCGGCAAGCCCGTCACCGGAGACGATGATGGCTTCACCGCCATGGAGTGGATCGAGGCCATTGTCTGGTCCGCAGCTCTCGGCGGCACCGGTGTCGCCTATCTGAACCGGGTCGGCGGCAAGGTGCGCGAGGTGGTTCCGATCAAGCGGCGCTGTTGGCGCGAAGAGCGCGGCAGATGGCACATCAAATGGCGTGAAGACAAATGGGAAGCGGTCGACCGCGCCGATCTGATGGTGCTGCGCGGCCCGCAGTTGGGCGTGGATGTGACGCAGGCTGCCCGCCAGGCTATTGATCTGGCCCGCCGTCTGGACCTGATGATGACCAGCCTTGCCAGAAAAGCCGGTCGCCCCAACGGTATTCTTAGTGTCGACAGTTTGTCCTCGCAGGACAAGGCGGACACCCTGGTCCGGCGTATCAAAAGCTATTTCGGGCCGTCCGGCGAGGGCGGCCTGATGCCGCTCGACCACGGCTCGCTGCACTATGTCCGGCTGAGCCTGACGCCTGAGGAATTGCAGCAGGACGTGACCTATTCCCGCGTCGTGACCCAGATCGCCAGTGCTTACCGGGTCCAGCCCGCGCATTTGATGCACGCCCTGACGGAACACAACAACGCGAGCCTGTACAGTTCGAACCGCCAGCATGTCGAGGTGTGTATTCAGCCCTGGACCAAGCGTTTTCGGCAGACCTTCGACAAGGACGTGCTGGGCGAGGCAAGGGTTGCCGAGGGCTATTATTGCGACATGGCCCTTCAAGGGTTGCTGCAAGGCAACCCGGAAGCGCGGGCCAAGCTTTATATGGCATTGCGGACGGTCGGTGCGATGTCGCCGCTGACCGTGGCGAAGCTGGAGGATTTGCCGACCCGGGGCGTCAGCGACGATCCGGCCTTTCCGCTTTTGACCAACCCGAACCCGAAAGAAGAAAAGGACGGCGACCATGGCGATCCGTGATCACATGCTCCCGATGGAACGCAAGTCAGTCGCCCCAGAGGCCACGACATCGGCCGTCGAGGTGGCAGAGGGGCTTGTGACCCCTGAATTCAAAGCCGCCAAGGATGGCACCGTGGAAGGCTACGGCGCAATCTTCGGCAATATCGACAAAGGCCATGATCTCGTTGAGGCGGGCGCGTTCGCCGACAGCCTGAAGGGCGGCGTCAAAGTCAAGATGCTTTGGCAACATGACCCCTACAATCCGATTGGTGTCTGGGATGAAGCCAAAGAAGATGACAAGGGCCTTTGGGTCAAAGGTCGCATCCTTGGTGACGTTGAAAAGGGCCGCGAAGCAACAGCCTTGGTCAAGGCCGGCGCCATCGACGGTCTGTCGATCGGTTACCGCACATTGGAATTCCGCGAGGCCAAGGTCGATGACCGGTGGGTTCGCGTGATCGAGAAAGCAGAACTTTGGGAAGTGTCGCTTGTGACCTTTCCGATGAACCCCGAAGCGACCATTGATGCGGTGAAGGCCGCGGCCATGTCGCAGCGGGACTTCGAGCGCCAGCTTCTGAGGGATTCGAAGATGTCGCGCAGTGTCGTCAGCGCCCTGGTGCGCGACGGCTTCAAAGGTGTTCAGGCCCTGAGCGATTCGGGCGGTGAGGACTACTCCGAACTGCTGGAAGCCATAGAGGCATCCAGTCTCATGAACTCGCTGTCATAGGAGAAAAACATGGCAACTCTTGCAGAAGTAAAGGACCTCATTGTTGAGGACCGCAAAAACACTGAGCTGATCCGCCAGGAGGTGGACAAGCTGAAGGGGGATGCGATCGATCAGGCCTCTTTCAAGAAACTGGAAGACCTTGTGAGCAAGGGCTTTGAAGAGCGCAAGGCCAAGGAAGATGAATATCTGGCCGAACTGAAGGAAGCCCGGGAACTGGCCGAAGAGGCTTCGCTGAAGGCGGGTCGCCGCGGTTCCGGGACCGATGAAGGTCCGAACGAGGACCAGATCGCGCACAAGACGGCGTTTGTCGACTTCATGCGCTCGCGCGGCGCGGAAAACCTGAAAGAGGGCTTGCGCGACATGGAAGCCAAGTCGCTCGGCCTCGATGTGAAGGCGCTTGGCTCTGCCACCGGTTCCGGCTCCGGCGTGGCCGTTCCCACCGTGATCGCCCGGGACATCCAGACCAAGACCCACGACGACAGCGTCATGGCCGGTCTGGTGAAGGTGGTTCAGGTCGGCACCAGCGACTACAAGGAAGTGGTCGACAAGGGCGGTCTGGGCTTTGGTTGGGTTGGTGCGGGCGATGCCCGTGCGGCGACTGACAAGCCGGATGTCTACGAGGTCGAACCGGCCATGGGCACCGTCTATGCCTACCCGGAAGCACAGGAAGAGCAGTTGGACGATGTGTTCTTCGATATCGAGAACTGGCTGGTGGATTCGGCGCGCACGTCCTTCGCCAATGCCCGCGACGTGGCCGTGATTTCTGGTAACGGCACCAAGAAGCCGCTTGGTCTGCTGGGCACTGCACCTGTTGCGGCTGCCGACGGCACCCGCACTGACAAGGTGTTCCAGTTCCTGGCATCGGGCAATGCGAAGACCATCGGGGATGCGGACAAGCTGGTCGAACTGGTCTATCTGACCAAGGCCCAGTATCGCGCCAATGGCCGGTTCCTGATGAACTCGCTGACCACGTCCAGGGTGCGCACCCTGAAGGACGGTGAAGACCGCTTCCTGTGGGCCGATGGTCTGGCCATGGGGCAGCCGGCGACCCTGCTGGGTTATCCGGTGGCGACCGCCGAAGCAATGCCGGGCATCGCGGCCAACGCCACGCCCATCGCCTTCGGTGATTTCCGCAGGGCCTATACGCTGGTGGAACGCCATGACCTGCGCGTGACCCGTGACGAGGTCACCAAGCCGGGCTTTGTCAAGTGGCATATCCGTCAGCGTCTGGGTGGTGCACCAACCAATGACGATGCGGTCAAGTTCCTGAAGGTCGCCGCGGCCTCGTAAGCGTCCCCGGCAGGATCGAAACGTAATTCTCCCCGCGGGGTTCGCGCCTCGCGGGGGGGTTCTCAAGGACACAGAGCTTGAAGACCAAACCCGTTCCCCCCTTCCACCCCGTGGCGGTAGGTTCGGCCTATCGGAAGGCCTTTGCCTCCGACGACGGCCCCGCTCCGAATTCGGACGCTGCGGCCAGATCACGCTCGCGGGCGAAGGCCGAAACCAAGGCCAGAGGCGCTGCGCCCGAGAACAAAGCAGGCGGAGCAAAAGACTGATGCGTCCGTTTCGGGTGGAAGCGCCGGCAGGCCCGTTGGTACCGGTGGCAGACTTGCGAGGGCAGGTTCTCATGGATAGTGATGAGCAGGACAACCGGATTGCAGCCTATGAACGGGCTGCGGTCGATTTTCTTGACGGCTATACCGGCCGATTGGGCCGTTGCATCCTGCGCCAGAAATGGGCGCTTCCGCTTGTTGGCAATCCTGAAGCGGTATTTCTGCCGTTCCCTGATTGCCGGGAATTTGCAATCGAACGGCTTGATGACCAGGGCGCTTGGGCGCAAGTCGCTGGTGTCACTGTGACCCGGATGGAAGACTATGCGCTGCTGGTGGATCTGCCCAACGATCAAACCGGGTTGCATCTGACATGCTGGGTGGGCTGGGAAACCGCCGATGACGTGCCCGAAAATCTCAAACAGGCGGTTCGACTGCTGGTCGCGCATTGGTTCGACAACCGTGCTGCCGTCAGCACCGGCCAGGCACCCCACCCGGTGCCCCTGGCCGTTGACGCCTTGATTGCACCACTGGTGCGTGTGTTCGCCTGAGAGGTCTTGATGCAGGCAGGTGATCTGAGATCTCGGGTGACCTTTCAGCGCAAAGGGCGAACACGCTGGGAAAATGCCGCGGCGCGGTGGGCGCGGATCGTCTATCTGCGGGGTGATGAAGCGGTGATCGCCGGACGGCTTGCCGGTCGCAACACGGTGGTGGTTACCGTTCGCGCCGATCGCGACACAAAGGCCGTTCTGACATCGTGGCGTATCAAGGACCAGAAAGGCGTTGTTTTCGATATCCGTTCGATCATTCCGTCTGAAGACGGCGCGTGGATTGATTTCACCTGCGAGACAGGCAGCCCCTCCTGATGCGGGTGACCGGTCACAGGAAAGCCCGCGCCCGCTCGCGCGCCCGGGTGCAGGCTTTGGACGCCCATGTGGCGAAGGCGATTTCCGATACGGTTGACGAGGTTCACCGGGCCGGACGCGAAAACATTGACGCCATGACCGCAAAGCGCTCGGGGCGATTGCGAAGGTGGTATCGCAAGTCGATCCGCTCAAAAGGCGCGCGCGGCCTGGTCGGGTATCTGACCCGTAAGGCGCGCGGCAAGGATGGCGCGTTCTATGCCCGTTTCGTCCATGACGGCACATCGAAAATGAAGGCCCGTCCCTTCCACGACCACGCGGTCCGGGAGGTCGAGGGCAGGCATGCCGGACGGATGCGGGCGGCTTTGGCGCGTGCGTTATCAGGCAAGGCAGCACCAAGCGCTTTGGCAAGAACCGGCGGCGGACAGGAAAGGGATGCAGAATGACGCTACGCACGCAAGAGATCGAAGACGCCGTGGTGGCGTTGCTGGAGCGCAAACTTCAGGACCAGGGGCTGAAAGGCTCTGGTTCAGCGCGAAACGCCGTGCCTGTCGTCACGGACGTGACTGAAGACGACCCACAGCTTTTCGTGCGCGTGGACGGGTGGACCGTCACGCAAGGCACCGGGGGTGCCGGCCGATACGATCGGTATGTATTTCTTGTCCATTGCTTTGCTGTGGACAGCAGTAACGACGACGAGATCGTGCGCGGTGCGCGCGAAGCCAAACGCGTTCAGCAACAGATTTTGAAGTGTTTGGACGGGGCAAGCGTGATCGAAAGATCGGGCTTTGCAGAGCATCTGAGCAGCTCGGGTGCAATCGACGAAAATCCATCGACACACCACGTGTTGAGCAGGTTTCAAATTCTAGCAGAAGGACAAGACAATGGGTGATCCAGTACGCGGCAAGAGCACGCTTCTCTCCATCATGGGGGCGAATGAATTCGTTGTGATCGAACACCAGGAGGAAATCACGTTTTCGACGGGACGCACACAAGAGCGGGTCCGGACCAAGACGGGAACATTGACCTATCAGGTCGAGGAAGGTGAATCTCTCAGCTTCACCTTTCGCAAACTCCGCCCGCTGTCGGCAGGTCAGAACCTGCTATATGCAGCTCATGACAGCAACGACCTCGTTGACCTCAAGCTGGAGGACAGCAAAACCGGCGGTCATGTCTGGACAGGCCAGGCGCGCATCACGATTACAGAAGAAACGCTTGGTGTCGACGATATCGTTGTCGCCAATGTGAGCGCGATCTTCGAGGGCGACGTTGCGCGGACTGTGAGCACCTGATGCAGGCGGGGATGGTCACCGTGACCCTGGGGGGTGCGTCCTACGGGATGCGCCCCACTTACGGCGCGATGCGGGATATCGAGGCACGCACGGGGCTGACCGTGCAGGAGCTTCTGGAACTGGTCATCGCGCAGCGTCTTCGGATTGAGGAGGCCGTGTTGATCGTCTGGTATGGGTGCCAGGCCGCAGGCGAGGCGTTTGACGGTATCGATGCCCTTGGCACTGTGATTTTTGCGGAACGTTTGACCTCTGCAGGCATTCGCACGGCCTTGTCCCGGTTCCTGTTGAATTGCCTCTATGCACCGAAAGACGCGCTGGAAAAGTGGGAGGCCGAGGTGGCCCCGACGATCATGTCGGAAGGGACTGGGTAGAAGAAACCTATGCCTTTGCAACGGTCCATCTCGGCTGGTCCCCGAGCGCATTCTGGGCGGCATCCCCCCAGGAATTCTGGCCTTCACTGAAGGCCTTTGAGAAGAAAGTAAAAGCGGTCAATGCCCAGTCGTGACGTGATCCTGACGGAATATCGTGCTGATGCGCGAAACTTCCGCAGGGGTGCGGAAATCTATGATCGGACGCTGGCAAAGCAGCACCGTCTGACCCGTGATCGGCTGGGCCGCATTGACGCCCGCTGGGAGCGCTCCACCCGGTCCATCCTTGCCACGCGCACGGCATTGTCCGGCTTGACCGGATTGGTGGGTGGCGCGGCCATCGTGCAGTTGCGCAGTTATGCGGAAGCGTGGCGCGATGTTGAGCGTCGTCTGCAGTCCATCGGTGTGACCGGCGAGGCGGCGCAACAGAGCCTGGTCGATCTGGCAATCCGTACGCGCAGTTCGGTCGGCGGGACGGCATCTGCAGTGCAGAGACTGGCCAAATCAACCGGCGCGGATATCGAAATCACCACGCGGCGTGTGGAGACGTTGCAGAAGCTGTTGGCTGCTGGTGGCGCCAGCGGTTCGGAACGCGCATCTGTTTCCTTGCAGCTTGGGCAGGCTTTGCAGTCCGGCGTGCTTTCGGGCGACGAATTCCGCTCGATCCGGGAAAACGCGCCCGTCGAGTTCCTGGATGCGCTGGCCAAGGCCGCAGGCATCACCCGCGACAAGCTCAAGAAATTCGCGGAAGATCAGCGTCTGACAAGCGCCATCGTTCTTGAGGCTCTCGATAGTCTGGCGTCGACGGCGGATGCCAAATTCGGCGCGTTGACGGTTTCCGGCGAAGAGGCGTTTACCGTGCTGAGCGCCGGCCTGACCGCCTATGCGGGCAAGGTCGATGAGAGCCTGGGGGCGACGGCTGCAATCAATGGTGCCCTCACGTCACTCGGCGAGTACACGGCCGGTGCCGGTGAAGGCGCGGAAACGATGGCAGCTGCCCTGAAGGTTGCGGGGGCTGTTGCGCTGGCGACGGCGGGCAGCCGTGGCCTGGGTGCGCTGAGGGCTTCCTTGCGGTCGGCTGCCACTGCGCGCCGGGAGAATGTCGCTGTTGCGCACACGGAGAACCGGGCGGCACAGCAAGCCGTCACCGACGCCCGGCAAGAACTGGCGGCAAAGCGTGCCCTGCGGCGCGAACGGCAGATCGAACACCAGCGGCGTGTTTTCAACAATCTGGCGGCCGTGAAATCCGAGCAACAGTTGCGCGCTGCCATTGACGCCGAAAAGAAAGCGCTGGATCGCCTGGGCGGCGCGCAAGCGCGGGCCACTGCGACATCCGCCGCGCTGACCGCGGCACAAAAGAGCCTGTCGGTTGCAGCCCGCGCGACCGCCGCCACCCTGCGCGTAGCAAACGGCGTGCTGGCCTTCTTTGGTGGCCCGATTGGCTTGGCGATTACCGGGCTGACGTTGTTTGTTTCGCTGGTGGCGACGGCAGAATCGCCTGTTGAGCGCCTGGACAGTGCGCTGGCTTCCTTGTCGGGCACGCTGGCTGAACTGGAAGGCGTCAACACAACTCTGGCATCGGATTATGCCGCCCTGGAGCGCGCGCAAGACGCCCTGGCGGAAGCCACCCGGCGTGGCGGCGATGCGGCTGTGGATGCCGCCACCCGTGACGTGGCGGCAATCAATACCCGCATCCGCGCCAATGAAAAACTGCGTCGCGAACTGGCTGTTCAGGCGCGTTTGCGGCTGGCGGACGCCCGGGAGGCGCATCGGCGCGTGCTCGACCAGTTGGCGCGCGACGCGAGAGCAGTATTGAGCGGGGCCGCGCTTGATAGGCGCGCTGAGAAGTACAGCATATTCCAACGCATAATGGGCCAGGGATTGGAAGAGTTCCACCGTGTTCAGGCTATGGCCCGGCACGAATTGGAAGCCTATATCGCTGCCGAGCATGAGCGTGCGCGGGCCATGGTTGAATCCGGCGCGGCAACAGAAGACCTGACGGAACTTCAGCAATTCCTGATCAATGAACTGGGGGCATCGGAACTCAAGGTCGCTCAGTTGTCGGCGGAACTGGAACCCCTTGTTTCGCCGGCGGCGGTTGCATCTGCCGCAATAGACGGGGCTGCGGGGTCCGCGGGTCGGCTCGCGAAGTTGGCTGCGAACGCGCAGGCAGGTATTGCGGGTTTGATTTCGGCCATTCCGCATTTGCAGAAGGCAGAGCGGGTCCAGAAGGCATTGACCAAGGCCGCATCAGACAGGGATGCGGCGCTGGCCCACGCAACCAACCTGCCATCTGGTGAGCGCGAAGAAGCCATCGCCAGGGCAAATGAGCTTTATGCGCTGGCCGCGAGCGAAATCAACGGCACTGCCGCCGCAATAAGAAAAGCCGATGAGGCACAAAGGGCCTATCTGGATAGCGCGCGTTTGGGCGAACTGAATGCACGGAACCAGGCGCTCGCCCGTGAAGAGGCCCGGTACCTGAAGGTGGTTGCCGCCTTGCGGGAGGCCGGTAAGTCGCAGAAGGAATTGACACGGGCAGAAGAGGCCTATCGGCAACGCGTTGGTCAGATCAATGCGCGCTTTGATGAAAAGAAGGCGCGATCCGGTGCTGTGGAGGGCGAACGCAATCTTGCAGCAGCACGTGCATTGCTGGTGGAAAACGGCCACAAGGCCCTCTACATCGAACAGGAATTGAATGTAGAGCGTGAGCGCCTGCGTGCATTGCTGCCGTCGTTGATCGAGCTTGGCCTGTCCCGCGCCGAGGCTGAAGCAGTGCTAAACTCTGAACTGGAGCGCACCGAAGATAGGCTGAACCGGGTAAAGTCGGCCAGTGAGGAAGCTGCGAAGGCTTTCGCCAAGGGGGTGTTGCAGGATATCCGCGCAGCAAAGGACCTCGACGATGCTCTGGGGCGGATTTCGCGGCGGCTGCTTGATCTGGCCACGGACCAGGCCTTCGATGTACTGGCGGAACAGTTTGCGCGGCTCGCCAATCCGGGCAACGGTTCGGGCGGGTTCCTGGGCAGCATCTTCGGATCGCTTTTCGGTGGTGGTGTCAAAGCGGCATCAGGGGGTCTGATCCAGGGACCTGGCACCGCGACGTCAGACAGCATCCCGGCGTGGCTGTCTGATGGCGAGTATGTTGTTCCGGCAAAATCCGTGACACCGCAAACCCTGCCCTATCTGGAAGCACTACGCCGTGGCCCCGTTCTGCCGCGATTTGCGACCGGTGGCCGCGTAGGCGGTGCGGGAGGGGCCACAGCTGCCGCGCCTTCAGTGCATGTCGAGGTTCACAACCATGTGCGCTCGGCGCGGGTAGAGACCCGGCCATCCGCTGACGGCCGGTCATTGAAGATCATGATCTGGGACACCGTCGAAGACGGCATTCAGTCCGGGCGTTTTGATCGGGCGCACCGTAGCCGCTTCGGCAACCGCGCACTTCCGAGGGGGGTCTGATGCCGACCTGGCCGGAATTCATGCCAGCACCTGTTTACGACCGGATCAGCATCGGCGCTCCCGTTGGTGCGGTCTTGCGATCTCAGATGGATGCCGGTCCGGTGAAGCAGCGGCAACGCTTCACAGCCGCGCCACGCCCCGTCACGCTGGTGTTCGAGCCGTTAAGCGCAGTCAATCTTGTGGCGTTTGAAGCCTTCTACGAATTCGAGCTTCGCTCGGGGGCGCTTGATTTCGGAATGCCCCACCCCGTCACTGATGACGCGCGGCGCTTTCGCTTCATCGCCAGCGAAGATCCCTGGACCGTCCAGCCAATCGGTTCGGATGCCTATCGGCTTGATGCCAATTTGGAGTTGCTGCCATGAGGACGACCCTCAGCACGCAGATGCTGGCGGCGATGCATTCCGAGGCCACGGGCGAGGTCATCCTGCCCCTGGTCAAGCTCACGCAGGAGGGGTGGGACGACGCAATCTGCATTGTCCCGAATTGGGAGCCTGTTACCCATCAGGGCGATGAGTACCAGCCGCTGGCCTTTGAGATCAGCCTGCCGGATGAAGATAACGGAATTGTGCCCGTCATCGAATGGCGGGCAGATAACGTGGATCGGCGCATGGTAGAGGCGCTACGCCTGGTGCGCGGGATCGTCCAGGCTGAAATTGTCTGGATTCTGGCCTCCAATCCCGACCAGGTGGAAATCGGCCCGCTCAATGTGGAGATGCGGGCGGCGGGATATGATGCACAGCAGATCACCGGCACGATGGGTGTCGAGCCGATCCTGGAAACCCAATTCGGGCACCGGGTCATGAACCCGAAAAACACACCGGCGTTGTTTTAGGCTGTCACCCTTGACGCAGTTTGTGCAGTGCGCCTTCGGCAAGGAATGACGAGCGATTGGGGGCAATGGCGTCAATGCGTTTCACCAGGCCTTCGGGCAGCATGACGTTCACACGGACATTGCGGCCTGGCAGTACGGCCTGAATGTAGACAACCGATCCGCCGTCCCCTCCATCCAGGGCCAGCGTGGCTTCGAGTGTGAATGGGTCAGGAGGCGATTCATCGGCGGCGCTCAGGTCGTCCAAAACCTCTTGAAGGATCGCAGTGGCATCCTGAACAGCGTCTTCTGTGGTCTGGCCGCAAGTGTTGATGTTGATACCAGGAATTGTGATCCCGACCAGCCCTGTTTCGGGGTCTGTCGGAAATACGATAGCGGGGTAGAGCACGTGGGTCATCTCAGTTCCTCATTTCAGTTTGATGCCGGTTTGGCGCTCAATGGCCCGAACGACGGTTTCAGCGATTTCGGTTTGGCGGGATATGGCAGAGATGTAAGCGCCGTTTTTGTAGACCTTGGTGTGATTGCCGCCCTCACGCAGTTCAAAGCCCGCTTTATTGAGTTTCTTGAGGATATCGCGGCGCTTCATGTGTCTCTCCAAATAATATGTAACATATACACACCAACATTCACCCCGTCAAGCAACAATACACATCAATTCCACACCAACAGGCCTGACAATGTGGACCGATGACTGGATTGGCCTCCCCTACCAGGCGATTGGCAGGGGGCCAGAAGCATATGACTGCCTTGGACTGTTCCTGGCCCTGCAGCGGGCGCGGCACGGGCGCGATCTGCACGATCCGCTCTGTTCCATGAGTGAGGCGGCGCGGCGGCGGATTGTGGATGCACAGCGCCCAACCTGGCGGCGTGTAGACGTGGCGCAGGAAGGTGATGCGGTGCTGTTCCGGGTGCGCGGCATGGCGCTGCATGTGGGCTATGTCCTTGGTCCCCGGCGCATGCTGCACGTCCAGGATGAGGCCGCATCAGTCATTGAAGATTTTACCCAAACGGGGTGGAAAGAACGCCTTGAAGGAATTTACACCTATGCGGGATAAAACCTTCGAGCTGGTAACGCAGGAGCACTATTTCCGCTCTGAGGGCACGCAGCACCGCTATGTGCCTGTGGGAGCGACGGTGGCTGATCTGGTCGCGCTCTCGGGCATCCCCGAGCAGTGCCATCCCGATCTGACGGTGGTGATCAGCAAGGGTGTTGAGGCAGCGCCTGTGCCGTCCAACCATTGGAGCCGTGTGCGCCCGGGCGAGAACGCGCATGTGCATATCTACCTCTCGCCGGTGAACGGTCCTGCGGTTGGCCTGATCCTGTCGGCGGTGCTGCCCGGCGCGGCCGCTACATTGGCGGGCACGCTCTTTACGGCGGGCACGCTTGGGTTCAAGCTCGCGGTTGCGGCCTTCACCATCGTCGGGGCGCTGGCGATCAACGCACTGATCCCGCCACCCTCGGTGCCTGAGGCCCCGAAGCGGGACGACCCGAACTTTACGATCACGGGATCATCCAACGCGGAAAACCGCTACGGTATCTATCCGGCAGTCCTCGGACGTCACCGGATGTTCCCGCCCAAGACCGCACGCGGGTTCACCGAGGGGGAAGGCGACAATATCCACTTCCGTGGGCGCTTCACGTTCGGCTATGGACCGGTGGCACTGGAAACGCTCAGGATCGGCACAACGCCGATCACGGAATTTGAGGGCGTGGAGATTGAGTTCCTGAACGTGGATCAGGCGCAGACGTTGGCCCACATGCCCGATCTCGCCCCGATGGTCAAAGCGTGGCGGCAAGGCGCAGCGGCGCTCTCGCTCTACCCCGATGACATTGCCGAGGACACCTATTCGGTGAAGCTGCCACAAGGGGCGGATGTGGTGCGGGCCACGCGCGAACGGGCGGTGTCGGTCTCGGTGGACGTGACCTATCAGGGCCTGGTCAGGTTCGACCAGAGGAACCGCAAGCAGGGCCACTCGGTTGGAGTCAGATACCGCTATCGCAGAGTGGGGGATCGGAACTGGACCGATGCGGGCACGCAAACCCATACGGGCCGTTCCACCGCGCAACTGCGGTTCACCAAGACAATCCAGCTCCCCGAGGAAGGGGAATACGATATTGAGGTGATGCGCCTTAGCGCGGATAGCGACGATCCCGCCGTGCATGACAAGGCCTGGCTAAGCGCCATTCGCTCCGTGCAGGCCGGGACGTTGCCGAGCCATGCGGACATTGCCGAGATCGCCGTGCGCATCAAGGCCAGCGATCAGTTGAACGGCCAGATCGAGACGCTCAATGCCATCGTGCAGCAGATGGCCCCTGTCTGGGATGGAACGGCATGGTCCGCGCCGCAGCCGGTGCGCCATCCGGCCTGGATTTACGCGCGCGCCCTCATGGGTCCGATGCTCCGCAATCCCGTTGCGGCCAGTCGCCTGCAGCCCGAGGATTTGCGCGCCTGGGCAGAAGAAGAGCCGCACTGGGCCTGTGACATGGTGGTCGATCAGCCGACCCAGGTTGGTGAGGTGCTGGATGTGATCTGCGCCACGGGCCGTGCCCGCCGTACGCTGCGCGATCTCAAATATTCCGTCATCCGCGACGGCGGTGCGGGGCCGGTGATCCAGCAATTTACACCGCGCAATTCCTGGGATTTTCAAGGGGAGATCGCGTTTCCCAAGGAGATTCACGGGTTTCGCGTGCGTTGTATCTCTGAGCGGCTGGACTGGCAGCAGGATGAGATCGTGGCCTATGCGGATGGCTATGACGCCTCCAATGCCACTGAGTTTGAAACGCTGGACTTGCGCGGGGTGATCCTCAGCAAGGATGATACCGATGGCGGCAATGCGTGGCGGCTCGGCCGCTACCATCTTGCCCAGGCCATTCTGCGGCCCGAGAGCTTTGAGTGGACCTGCGATATCGATCATTTGCGCGTAAACATGGGCGACAAGGTGCGCCTGGTGCATGACGTGCCGTTGATCGGTGTCGGCTCGGGCCGGATCAAGGCGACCACCACACAAGAAAACGGCAATCTCGCCACGTTCACCCTGGATGAGTTCCTGGCCCCCGAAGGCGATCGGTTCCGCGTCTGCATTCGCAGCGCATCAGGCGGCGAGCATGTGTTTGGTGCCGCGCCGCCGAACTCATATGCGGGTGTCTGGACGGCGCGGGACGCCATCCCGGCCTCAGGCATCCAGGCGGGCGATCTGGTGTCTGTGGAAGAGATGGGCCAGGAAAGCATGGAGGTGCTGATCACCTCGATCCGCCATGATGGTAATCTGCGGGCCACCCTGCGCGGTGTGCCTGCCGCGCCAGAGGTGTTGCAGGCCGATCAGGGCACAATCCCGCCTTCCTGTCGGCAATTGCGCGAAACGACATCCGCGAGAACGCTGTCGGCGAGCGCAGCATTGCCGTTCACGCCGAACTGGAATGGATGGCAGGCGCGGCATTCAGTGCTGAGGAATTTCTGGTCTACATGACCATGCCTGATGGTTCCCGATCCCACGTGGACCAGACCGGGGCCACCTCGGGCCGCTATCACCTGCCGATAATGGGCCGCTACACGTTCGAGATCATTGCCCGCAACGCCGCCGGCGTCTCTGAGGCGGCGGTGGAGTCTGTCACGCGTACCGTGGCGGCGGAAACGCCCGCAAATGTCACGGGGTTCCTGTCCAGTGTCACTGGCGATCAGATGCAGCTTGCGTGGCACATGGGTGAGGTCATCGTGTCGCACTATCACCTGCGCTATCTC